CGCATCATACAGAAAAGCAATTGATATATTTGAGGACAAGAGTTATGCAGATATTCAAATACTTGCAACCCCAGGAATTAGGGATAGGTTAGTGACAGACCATGCTCTCGAGGCATGTGATACAAGGTTTGATGCCTTCTATCTAATGGACATTGAGGAAAAGGATGCTAGTGGGGACTTTGTTACAGGTTCAAGAAATTATAAAACCAGCATTACCGGCACAATTGATGAGTTTAATGATAGAAACCTAGACTCAACATTTGGTGCTGCGTATTTTCCCAATGTGTATGTAAGAGACCCGGAGACAAATAAGCAAATGCTTTGCCCGCCAAGCATTCATGCCATGGCAACAATTGCAAATAGCGATAGTGTCAAAGGTAGCTGGGCTGCACCTGGTGGTAAAAGAAGTGAAATTAATGATGTGCTGGGCGCTGAACTTAATTTAACAAAGAATGAAATGAATAGAATGCAACTATTAAAGATTAATCCGATTGGAAACATAGCTGGTTTCAATGGTCCGGTAATACTTGGACAAAAAACATTAGGATCCAATGAATCAGACCTAGAAAGGATAAACCTCAGAAGGTTATTAATTGATATTAGACGACGCGTTAAAAATATCGCCAAGCAATATTTGTTTCCTGCAAACCACCAGTCGCCTGGCATACATAACACGTTTGGTTCAAATCGTGATGAAATGATGACATCATTCCAAGCTCATATCGATTATACCCTATCAGTAATACGTAAGCAGAAGGGACTCGATAATTACAGGGTTATGGTAGACGCAAGCACGACCTCACATGACGATATTGAAAACAATGTCATGCGAGGTCGTGTGATAATTAGACCTATTAATTCAGACGCTTTTATCGAGATTGACTTTGATACAGAGTAATAGATTAATTACTCTTCAGTATCAGTATCCTCATCTACATTCGTAGGGTCTGCAGCATCATCCTCAACAGGTGAAGCTTCACCAACATCAGATTGATCCACTGTATCAGGCTGCACCTGTTCCCCGGGTGGAGACGGCTGCACAAATAATCCAATCGCCTCCTTTATTACCTCCACACTCTCAGGTGTGTATATGCCTTGCTGGTTTGCTACCCTGACTGCCTCTATAAGAATCTTAAGGCCCCATAGCTGTGTTTTTACTTCGCTCACGACGAACCTCCTAAGTGTCAATTATGGACACAGACACCATATAAAGTAAAATAAAAAGGGGTGGCTCAAAGAGCCACCCCTCAAATCTTGACCTCTATCTAACTAATTAGATAATGTTAAGGTCTGCAATGGTCACTGTACCATAGAAGTCAGCACGAACCATCTTCTTTCCATAACGAGTCATAACACCCTTACGTGGGGTGAAATCCTCAGGAGCAAAGATTGTCGGAGTGACAATAAGTGGCACATACGGAGCATACACGTAGCCGGTCTCAAGATAGCTTCCGCCCTTATAACCAACGAGGATCTTGTTCCTTGGGAAGTAAGGATCCTTGTAGGTCGTAAAGCGATTGCTAAGAGTACCAACCTTCTCTGCACCGAGTGTGAATGGAGCTCCTACCTGACCCTCACCGTCTAGACTGTAATCCGGACGATAGAGGACCGAAGCCTCAAGCATGGTGGCAACATCAGGTCCAATCACGATGAAGTTAGCCGATCCACGAAGCGTCTTGCGGTGGATGGTATTAGCAACATCAATAATTGTCTCGACCAGTGTCTCATACCACTCACGAACCGTACCAGTAAAGCTTGGACCAGGGGCAAGTGAGGTGGACTGTTGGACCTCCACACCTGTCTCCTTGTTAACAAACTTACCGGGCGCACGTGACCAGAAGAGATTTGCACCATTCGCCTGGGTGAGAAGATCGTTAAGAATTTCACGATCAAGCTCAAGGGCGATCTGCTCGGAAAGAATCTGTGTAAGCTCCACCTCAGCGTCTAGGCTGTGATAGGCATTAAGATCCTGAGCGAGCTCCGGTGACCACTTGGCACGTAGCTTACGGGTCTGGGCAACAACTGCAATTGACTCAACCTTAATATCAATTTCCGGAATTGCCGGGCTGGGAGTTCCACTGGCGAGATTAGACTCGAATGATGGAATAACCAACGTGTCACCCTCATTTGCACCAGAGCTGAGTGAAGGTGACTGAACAAACGTGCAATCTACGTTGGCCAGGTTATCCTGAGCACCGTTTGTTACACCAGAAACGACCATCTTAATGGTAGCATTACCGTCACCAGCCGCAATAAGCGGATCCGCAGTAAATGTGCTGCCATCAAAGCTGCCTAACTCATTCAGACGACGAACGTTGAACAGACCACGGCCACCCTGGACCTTATTGTCAATCTCTTCCCAGCCTACACCATTGGCACGGGTTGCGCCATTGATATGAAGACCGAAGTCCTTAACCATGGTAAGATCAGCGTTCGAGAACTTAGCCGTGGTGAGCGAAACGAAAACCGCCTGGTATGCGTGGGTAGCATCCTCAATGCGCTTGGTAAGGAGAGGATCGAACTGAATGAGTCGACCATCCGTACCTGTGGCATGTAGATCACCGTTATTCTGGAAAGTACTGGTTCCCTGATATGAACCGGATCCGAGAAGTGTCACACCCTCAGCATTCTCATGAACGCGGGAGTAACCACTACCGGCCAGGTCATACTGACCACCAGCACCAAATGAACCAGAACGCACGCCCTTGCCAGTTGGATTGTTATAAATTGATGAACCGGATGAGTACATTGCGGTGTTGTCAGAAACGCCACTAGTAATGTTCGTCTCATCTGCGCCGTATGTGTAGTCCAGATAGAAGAGCAGGCCAGAAGGCAGGCTCATCGGCTGGATGGACACCAGCTCATTAGCGACCAATCCACCGAAAACACGGCGAACGATCGGAAAAGCAATATTGGTAAAACCTTTGAGGTCACCGGAGCTAGATAGTGCACCGGCGCCTGTCGACAGCGTTGAAGCCTCTCGGAGTAGTTGTGAAGCTTGGTTCTCCATGAGGGCGGCCATGTTCTCTCGATGCACGCCTTCCAAACCACGTAGAAGTCCCGTACGGGACCACTTCTCAACCAAACGCTTGTTATGCGCTCCAAGATGACGCTGTCTAATACCCTCAGTAAGGGTATCTAGTGAAAAACTATTAGACATTTTTACATCTCCTTGTGTATTATTAAAGTCATAAGTGTTAAAAAATAGATTTACTTGTCCTCGTTAATTCCTGCAAGGACTGCCCATCTATCTACCTCAACACCACTCTTGGGGGCCGAAGCCGACCGGGTTGATCTGGAAGATGATCCGAGCTTCCTGCGCACGCTTCCCTCTCCTAGCACACCAGATTTGGTGCCCCTCTTAAGAGATGCCGTCAGGCTCTTATACAATAACTTCGCCTCACGCAGTGTCTTTGCTCCGTCGAGTGCCTCGACGACAGCACGTTGCTGCTTGGGGGTAACATTCCTGTTCTGCATTAGCTTATTCGCGTAGAGAAGCTTTGCGTTGAACAGGTTAACTTCTGAAAGTTGCTTCTTAAGGGAATTTACTGCCTTCCCATAAGCATTCAACTTTCCTTTGAGGGCTCGATTGTTACGGCTCTCATTCACTCTGTGACCGGTCCGGCGGGCAGGGGCGAATCGTGAACGCCTGCGGGATCGTCTTCGGTATGATTCTGGCATTGCGTCGGTATCACTAGCACCGGGAACTGATGGTACCGGGGCGTCTCCTAACTCATCGGCCAGCGCATTAAGCAGTGTGTCCTCGTCGACATCGACAAACACATCGCCCTCGTCATCACCGCCGTTGTTCAAGTATGGGTCAGTGTCAGCGACCTCTTCCTCGTTCAGGCGACGGAGACGATAAAGTTCACGTCGAAGCATTGACTCGTCAATATCAAGCACATCCGCGGGGTCGTCGAGGTCGATATCTGCCTCATCTTCATCACCAATGTCTTCGAGGTCAAGCTCTTCATCGCCTTCGAGGTCTTCGAGGTCTTCGTCCTCTCCCTCTTCAGCACCTGCCAGAGAAACGGAAACTTCCGCATCAGCTAGCATGTCCTCCAAGGCGACCTCAACGGCTTCCTCGTCCTCAGCAGCCACCAGGGCCTCTAAGTCATCAGATGTAGCCTCAACCTCGACATCGAGGTCAGCCTCATTATATGTTTCTTCACTCAATAAATTCCACAATTGATTGCTCCGGGACATTGCCTTCATCTCCTTAATTATTTTTTGGATTCGCCTGCGGAGAGGATTGTCCCCGGGTCCATGATCATTAAGTATTACGTTGCGGCGTAAATTTACCGCCTCCTTAACAAGTTTATTATAATGGTTCCTGAGAAGATCAATCTCCTCATTGGAATATTGCTCCTGTGAGGTTGTGACCTTGCCAAATTGCTTAACTGCCTTTTCAAGCACAATAACTTTTTTTGAAAGTAAACTTTTGCCTGACTTATTGCCACTCATCATTTTAGCCAAAGCGTTAACGGCCTCCTGACTTAATATTAAATCGGTGTCTTCTTCATCTTCGTCGTCCAACTCAATGTTAACATCCCCCGCGACATCCATTGATATCATGGGATCATCTTCATCTTCTACCGGAAAACCTAAGTCTAAACCTAGGTCCATTGGAACATCATCATCAATTGAAGGCAGGTCAATATCTACCTCATCCGCGGGGATAAGATCATCAAGGTCCACCGTCATTCTATCATCAACCATTTCATCGGAGACTTCATCATCAGTAAAAAGATCGTCCTCCGGGGGGTCTTCTTCTTCATCACCAACTAGTTGCTGTTCAATTAAATTCTTAATGCGCGGCATGACCGCGTCAATAATTTGATTTTTAGCATTCTGCTCCGCCATTTCTTTTAGTTGACGGGCTTCTGCAATCGCCTCTTTATAAAGATCTGTCGCCATAATTGATACCACCTATTTAGTGCACCCTTTTTAATTATTGCGCAAATTACAAAATTCACCCTCACGTTAACATGAAATGATATTTTATTTGTATAATTCCTGCTGTTTTACAATTTTTGCAATCAATATTCTCAATTTAGTTAACGCGCGTTCATCCGGAGATTCGATATTCCTTAAATTATAAAGTGGAATCTCGACCTCTCCTGCAGCCTTAGGAGGGGGAGAGGAAGCATATCCGCGACGGGTGCCAGTTCGTCTGTAATTTCCAGATCTATAATTTGCCGAACCAATTTTGTCAGTCTGCTCAAGCTTAGCTCTATTAGCATAAGGGTCGGCTCTAGTATGGTCAGCACCCATTTTCCTAATAACACTTCTTAACTCATCATCATCAAAAGGTAAATATAAATACTCATCATCAATGTATGGATCGGGTTCAGTATAAGGAAAATTTGAATTTGCCTGCCTTGGTTCATGCCTTCCGGAAGGCGTAGATCTACCATACCCTAAACCAGTACGCGTATCATAATATCCTGCGTGACTATTAGAAACACCACCTTTTCTAAAATTTCTAGGCATGGTTAAAATCTTAGTTAGAGGAAGCTGGTGATTTACCTAAAATTCTTAAATTAGACAAGGACGCTTCACCAATATCACGGGACGTTTTCGAGGGATCCTCAGGGTCATGCGGACCGGTCCCCCACGCGCGCGAGTGTTTATTATTAGGATTAGAAGCCTCTGAGACAGTCTCCTGTAACTCAATAGGTACGGAGGAGCCGTCATCAACTAATTTTGCTGAAACTAGGTTTGGCAAATACTGACTTCCAGGATAATTTAAACTTGGGTCAGGACCGAAATCTTTAAAAGTAAGCGTTGTCGTTTTTGAAATATTGATAACAGGCGGGCCATTTCTACTAAATGTCCTATTAAAACTCGAGGCAGAATCGGTTATGCCGTCGCCGCCTTTACCGAACACCAAATAGCCCTGTACTGGTGTACCATCTGCATTCTTTACCACACCAAGTAAATTGAGATCCTCAAACCCCTTTCGACATATTGTGTCGTTTAACTCACCGGTTAAAATAGGAGAATTAGGATAACTGTTCAATAATTCAGCCTGTGGGATCCCACCAGCAGTGTGCTCTCGTGTGATCTCAATTATCTCAACACGAGCATGCCTAGCCGGAAGCTCGGTATCAGGCATTACTGTGAGCCTTCAAAACTTCTGTTAGAAATATAGGAGCCCAGTGTCTGTTGAGAAATTTTATTAGATGATTCCCTTGGGGTCAGCGTAACACCATGACCACTGTAAGGTGTGTCTGACGCTGTGGTACCAAATCCTTCAGGCGCTTCCTCCTGCTTGGATGGATCAGAACCATTACCCGCACCAGGCGAAGTTGGGTTTGGAACATATGGGCTAGCCGGGGAGCCGGCGCCACCGGTTTTGACATCAGACATATCAGGTGCCCCAATATAATCTAGGTTAAACTGCCCAAGGCCATAATGATTACCATCCGCCTCACCATCGAGCAGGCTCTGATAAAGTATCTTTCTCTCATCATCATTAACCTCACCAAGATAAATTGGTGATGTAGCAAAAATAGTCCTTAAATCTGTCCTATTACCGCTGCTACCTAGACCCTTGTCCTTAGTGTCAATGGTACTAATTTTTCCCTGTGTCATCGATGGCATTGGCCCACCCTCCAATTATGATTGTAAATTACTTTACTTGATGCGTCTTATAATTCTCTTACGAATCTTTTTCTTCGCCTCATTAACACGCGATAACTTATTACGGAGACGGCGCTCATGAATCTTTAGTGCCTTCATCCAATCAACATCTTGTTCTAAAGTATCTGCTAGTTCATCCGCATCTACCTCAGGTGCCTTTGCGGCGACCTTTTCTGATTCAGACTCACCGGTCTCAAGAACCTCATTGGTTAGTGCCCGCAGCTTTCGACGGTCAAGCTTTGTCTTTTCCTCCAACACAATTCTCTTCAACATGGCCGGACTCAGAACCTTATACTTTGCCATTTTATCCTCCTAATCAGGATTTCATTGAGTAATTATGGCACGCGCGGGATTATTTTAGATAAGATAAAATTCTTTTACAGTTTTTTCTCTGCGAATGCTAAGCGAGCCCAGTTTGAAGAGGCCTGGCCGAATAGGTCACTTGGGTCTGACTTAGCCACCTCAGCTGCCGCTGAGTCGGCCGGCGGACCAGACATTCTTCTTGATCCCTCAGCCTGTATTTGATCCTGTAGGGTATTTTGTGCAGTATCAGAAAATATTGAAGATAGCACTGGATCTGACGTCAATGCAGAAACTGATTCATTTACGGCATTATCGAAGCTCACGCTCTCAACAATCTGGGGGCGGGAGGCGGTTGATTTTTTCTTGGAAACTTTCTTTGTCCTGCCTGACGGAATACTGGGCACTGAAATATTTTCAACATCACCCATTAATCCCTCAGATAAAATTTCAACCAAACACTCTTTAACCAGGCCCTTTAACTGATTTCTAGAAAACTTTGCCATTTTTTAAATTAACCTACACCCTGAAAGTTCTCAGATGCAGAAAGTACAAAAAAGTGATGTTCAGGAACAGATGTCAATCCCGCAATGAGACTAAAACTAGTACTAATACCACCGTGGCGCCTGAGCCATATTCTATTACAACGAACATCAAACTTCTGTGTTGAATTTTGGGCACCACTATCCGTGCCACTTATCACAAAATAATTTGCGGTTTCATGAGACTGCACTCCAGCTTCCGTGAATCCCACCCTGAGATCTGCGGAGTGAGGACCTAGGTTTGTCACCACTACCCACTGGGACACCCTTGGAAACTTAACCTCAATTGGAGTTGCACTTACCTCCGCCGGCTGTGATGACGTTACGTATGGTATTCCTGCTAACTGATACTCGGCGACATTGTTGTGGTGGCTGGCAGGTATGCCTAAACCCTTTGCGACCACATCAGTTCTATCTTTATTAAAATAATTTCCCACCTTACTTCTCCCAGGCTATAATGTCATTAAAAATTCTATCAATTCTATCGCTCTTAGTAAAGTGACGGTTTAATTCATCCTGTGACACCTCATGACCTTCGGTCATCATAAAGGCACCCGGGGTTGATGGTTCTGATACGAAATCCCAACATATTAATTGAAAATCATCCTGAACAACCTGATTATCACCCTCATTCTGGGTTGAGCCGACCCCACGAGATGATATTCCCAGTGTCACACCGGCCTCCACCAGACTCTGCAGTATCTTGCCACATGGTGTGTCCAGTAGTTCAACCGTACCGTAGCATATATCCCCATCCATGTATGCTTTCCTAACGATATGGGAAACATTCTTTAATTCAACAACAGACGTATCAGGATGGTCACATTCACCTAAAGCGCGATTTTCTTCAATGAACTTTTGATAATTTCTGACCTCACGTTCTAAAATTACTCGCGGATACAGACGCCCGTTTTGGTTGAGTGTGTCTGCCTTTTGTAAAACACCCCGCATGACCACCTTACCATCGTGCTGATCGCGGGACTCCTTTATCATTTCAGAAGTATACTCAAATGGCGTCCAATCAGTTATTAACTTTTTCATTACTTCCCTCCATAAGTTCGTCCTTTAATTTTGAAATTAATAAAAATTTACTAATATTTTCATCACTGACCTCAGTAATAGAGGAGGATTCGATTAATTGATTGACAACAGGAACCTTTTGTTTTAGAATATTATTCTCATTTTTATTCTTAAATTCTTCTAACGCATTAATGGCATTCTTCTTTATTTTTATTAATAATTCGCGGATGGTATCATTTGCGATGGAATCTGCTGAACTTTGAAATGTCATTTCCTTAATTAATGTAGCCTGCTCAGAATTGAGATATCGACCATATTTTTTATTAAATTTCTCTCTCATAATTCTAACAGTTAACCGATTTACGTTAGCCGATCTTTCTTTCTCAATCTCAGGTTCAATCTTCTCAATTAGAAGCCACTTATGAACCTTATCAGTATACTCAGCCAATCGTGTTATGTCTGCCCGCGGGCCGCGGCGCCAATCATCTAACAGAGTTTGAATTGTCGCATAGTGTCTATAATTTTTAACACGTTTACTGTAAAAATCAGATTCATTTAAAGTGTGATTTATTTCCTTTATTAGCATGGCCTTCTGATGTCGTAACACCTGCCTATCAATGTCATTCGCGGCGTTGGAGGCCTCAACAAGGATCTGTGTTGCTACACTTGGATTGCTGACGGTAGTTTTTACCAGGGCATTAAAAAGTCTGAACTCGCGATAAAGTTCAGTGCCTGGCTTAAAATGATTCTTAATCACCTTAAGGCACGTGTCAGCCTTAGCGTTGTTACCCTCAACTAAAGCTTTCGAAACATGCACTAATAGCTGCTCAAAAATAATCCCAACATTTCTTTTTTTATTATGATTTTTAGTTCCCATTTTCCTGCTCCGTGTCATCTATTTCAATTTCGAACTCGGGCTCAGCAAGATCTTGTAATTCACAATCCTCATTAATAAGAACCTGCTTCTTATCAATATTTATTGAGTCTTTTAGGTTATTTAACGTAGATTCTATCTCTGAAGTCATTTTTGTGCTCTGTCTGATCTTTTTATCAATAAATTCATCCATAAATGGACTACGTGATATTAATCCCTCACCAAACGGATTCCTAAGAAAATCCTGATCATATGGCTGGTTTGAGGTATCCTGTGAACGGGCATTCTTACCGGTGGCTGTCATTTTAAAAAAATCAGGCATGTGTGTCTTTGATGGGCCGGCTGTGGTCCTTCTTTTTGGTTTAATTGGTTCATTCCAAATATTTCTAATTTGTTGCTGGGCACGAGCCGGTGCTGTCTCATCATCAATTGAAGGGGTAATTATATCGTCCTCCTCTTCCTCGGGATCATCAATTTCCTCAGGATTATCATTTAGTGAAGTAAGCAAGCGACCAATTGGCACGTCGGCTGCGAAGAGGTCTTCTAATGCTTCCTCACCTTCCCCGCCTTCCTCACCACCGAAAATATCTTCCTCATCTTCCCCGCCTTCCCCGCCTTTAGCGGTTACACCCTCAACCTCAAGATCCTTCATCTTGTCATCAAGCTTGCCACTTTCAATTTCATCAATTTCCTGATCTGTTAAGCCAAGAACATTTTTTCGAATCCAGCGGCGGTCGACGAGACCTTCCGGAGCCTGGGTAGCAATAGCGAACTTTGTATTAATCAATTCCAACTTTTGTTGCTGGGCAACTGAGGATGGGTTTGATAGCTGAAGCTCAAAATCAATAATATCATCGCTTTCATAGCCATGAGAAAATAAGTGAATCATGGCCAGCTTATTTAACTCGGATAGAACAGTCTTCTGAATCCTCTGAATGGTTCTACTAAAACGAATGTCCTCCTGGGCCAATGTCGCCTTAGAACCAATATCCTCATCATAGCCAAGATAAGCCTTTGGAATTTTAAGTGCAGCAAACAACTTCTTTTGGATGTATTCCACATCCTCGACTGCAGCTGTGTTTGCACCGCCGGCGAGGGTCTCAATCTTAGTTCCTGATTCACCTCCACGAACTGGAAGGAAGTAATCCTCATCAACGCTTAATGGGTTATAACGAAGATCAACCTGACCAGAATCCTTATTAACGATGCTAGTTCTCTTAAGGGATGATTGTGCCTGCTCCAAATAATCGGCAACATTTTCCGGTGGAACATTACCAACGTCAATGTAAAAAACGCGGCGCTCAGGGGCACGGATGACACGATAAACCAACATGGCATCCTCAATTAATATTAACTGACGCCAAATTCTTCGTGCAGCCTCTAAAACAGAGGATCCATACGGGAGAAATGCATCATTGCCAAGAAGTCTAAAATGGGTAATCTGCCAATTTTCTAAAACTTGATTCCCCTGTGTAATCCATCTAAACCTAACAGCAGCCGGATTTTCAGGATCGAACCCTTCTTCCCTTTCTATCTCTGCTATTGGGATTGGAAATGCGTTTGTAACACCAAACTCCGGGGAGAGATCATTGAACAGAAAGAAATCACCGTACTTACACAGGTTTCTAATCCACATTACAAGATTAAATTCTATGTTTAATGTATCATAAAATAGGGTCTCTAAGATATCCTGGATTTTTTGATTCTCTGAGTGTATGTGGAGAACACGGCCGGAGCCGTCTGGGGAGGCAGTCTCTTCTGCATATATGTCCAATGCACTGGCAATCTCAGGGGTTGCCTCCATCTCACTAAAATCACTATACCTTGACATTCTATCGAATGCACCATAGGCACTAAGGGTGCTGTTATACACATCACTGTGAGCACGCTTAAAAATCTCAAGGGCAGTGGATGTACTTGGTCCCTTAAAGTTCCTAACCTTTCTTTTTATGATCGGTCCGGCCCTGAATAGTTTTGTTAAACGTTGAAATAAATTGTAGTTGTTATCTGCCATGACTCTGCACTAAAAAAATGTAACTGCTAAAATATATCTTATCTAGGTTTGACAAATCTTAAAATTACTTAAGAAGCCAAGAGAAATCACCATAAAGTTTTGACATACTTCCGGACGGATCTGGTAGCTCCGATAGAACTGTTGGCATAAATGGATTCATATTCCTATTTTCCCACGGATTAATGTGTGCAGCGGGAGTTCTGTTTATCTTCATTGCGTTTAGCATCGCGATGTTTAAATCCGCAGATTGCTTATTATATTTTGGTGATGTGTCATACAGCCAAACACCAATTGCCAAAGCCATAACTAAATCATCATGTTGGCCTTTTTGTGCCTGGGCCTTTCTTCCCTTCCACACAAATGTTTTTAATTCCTCATATAACCTGGAAGAATAAATTTTCACCTGTTTGTTTCGTAGAACCTCCTCCAGTTTAGTTAAAATCTGGGCACGACTCTGTGCGGAAGTTGTAAAACCTATCTTATATATGTCACTGTCACTTGAATAATGGGAGGCATAACGATCACTCTCCTTTTTATAATAAAGGCTAGGATAGTCCAGCTCCTTTAACTTCATAATAACGGCATACCCATATGTGTTATTCTCAGGGCAGAGAATGGCTTTATTGTATCGCATTCCCGCCTCATTAAGAAGCGTGGCAAACTGGTCTGGGGGTAATTTACCTTTATACTCAGCAACAATCTCTGATTCATGAGTGTCAATAACATGAAAAGTTGAATAGTCAGCGGCATCGCCACGGGACACATCGGCAGAAATGATATATGTGTGTTCAGTTAGCGCATATTTCCATATCCAAACACCCATATCAGGACCCCACTTCTCAAGTGGATTTCTTACTGCGGACCGAACATATTCTAAATGTTCTGATGCTAGAAATGTATCGCCACTGGCAGTAAAATCACACAGTAACTCCTGTGCAATTTGTCTTGGTGACATGTTCTTTGTTTCATTATTGAACCATTCATCATCACGTTCAGGATGCACGTCCCACGGGAGCCTAATTGGATTAAACTCATTTTCCCCAGACTCAGCATTCTTATAAAGTTCATAATATTGACCACCGACACCATTTGGTGTTGATAAGACAATAGCACGACCGCCTGTTGACAGCGTAGGATATAGACCCATCCAAAGTTCATCAAAGTTTCTTACAAATGCCGCCTCATCAACAATCAATAGTGATAGTGCCTCTGACCTACCAGCATCATCCGAAGTTGGGACGGCCTTAATTGATGATCCATTACTAAATTCAACCGATTGTTTATTATTGCCGATAACCTCAGACATCATTAGCCATGGCGGTAGGTACTGAAGTGCGACCTTTACCTTCTTTATAAAATTCTGAGCGACCGCTAGCTTAGTCGCAATAATCAATATATTTTTATCACGATAAAAAATAGATAGCCATACAGCATAGGCTGCTGTCAGGGTGGAAATTCCCAGCTGCCTTGATTTTAGGATGACATTGTACCGATTTTTCATAAAGTGCTTGACAGCATCATCCTGAAAATCATAGGTGTTAAATGACAAAAGTCCACGGGTCGGATGTTGAATCTTTACATATTTGTTAAAAAAATAGTTTGGATCCTTTCCACAACGAACAATCTCTTTGACATGTCGCTTAGTCGGTGAGGAAGTCGCCATACCTAATTTGATATCTGTAATTGCGCATTACGTCGATAGTAAGCAATTTTACGTAACGAATTCGCCGTCGCAGAAATTATCTCAATACTATCCCGATTTGAGATTTCCTTAAGCAGCAGGGTATTGCCAGTTAAATCCTTAAATTCCTTTTTTAAACTACTAATTCGATCCGAAAGGACAGCAATTGATTCCTCAGTTAGCCTGTCTGCCTGTTGCCGAAGACTGGTCTCGGAGGCAAAGTTAACTATTGTTGCGAACTTAAGTGTAAGCACATCACCTGATATTGCGGCTGTTACGGATCTCGAACCATCACCGCCGCGGCCAACAGTTGAATCAAGAATATTTCCAATTGCGTTTATCTCTTGCATGCTTAGCATGGGTCACCTCAGAAAATCTGTAAATAAATATGGGTTTCTTGGCATCTATGCCTTATATGATGGAAATTGAAGCCTTTTATTCTTAAATTTTTTAATTTCCTCACTTGACGGTCGCCATCCGGCTGTCCACTTAGCGAAATTTCCCTCAGCCCAATTGAGGGCACATGAGGCACAACATGAGTATTTTTCATATGATAAGCAGTCCTCATAATCCCGCATGAGCAGCTCGCAAATCGGGCAATCGAGCGGAACTAAATCCATTTTTTCATTAGGTAATATCACAATATATCCATCACGGAGGATACAGAGCTTACCATTTGGTAATTTGATGGCCTTAGTGGTGTTGAATTCTTGCATCCTTGCCCTCCTTGGTGATGTCCAGAACGTTATCTACAGCATCTTTAATGGCATCTACATGGGATATTACTATGATGTTCCTGAACCATCTTTTAAGTGATTCTAGGAGTCGATTACATGCCTCTACATTAGTATCATCAAGGGCACCAAACCCCTCATCAATAATAAGTAAATCAGTCTTTGGAAGAGACGACACATTTATTAGGGCCACACGAATTGCCAGTGATGCCATCATCTTTTCCATGCCGGAGGCGCACTCAATTATTCGGCGGGAGTCACCATAATTGATATAAATGTCCATGACATTTGAATCAGCGGCTGTTTCCAACTCTACACTAAATCCTGTGACATCCTGTAAGATTTTAGATATTTCACTATTAATAACGGGCAGCTGCGAAAACATGATCTGCAGGGGAATTCCCCTCTTTGAAACTGCGTTCATGAACAGTTCATACATTCTCCATTGAGTTATCAGTTCCTTATACTCTTTTTCATCACTTCGTAATTTTTTAATCTCATTCGTTAGCAACCCAACAGACTCGCTAGTTAAGGACCTCTTTGCCGCCAATCCTGACACCTCAATCTCAATGTCAGTAATTTCATTCTTTAGCCTAGACACAGCTCCTCCGTCTTCATCATTTACAACGCGGATGGACATGTCCTTTAATTGATTATTCAGATTCTCAAGCATGTCAGCAACCTTGCTGAGATTAACCTCATTCTCATGTAATTTGACTGACATGTCTGAGATTTGGACTTTTATTTCGGATTCCTGTGAAAGAATGTCCTCATACTTCTCAATTTTTTTCTCAAGATTTTCCTTAAAAACAGCACGAAGTGATATTTTAACCACCTTAATCTTTTCAAGAATATTTTTTATTTTTTGCTGCTGATCTGGAAATAATTTTTTATTGTTATGGGAGTTCTTAATGAATTTACATGTTGGAAATTTATCCCCACAGGGCACTTCACTGAGAAGTTTTATTGATTTCTCCTGACCTTTAAGCAGTGTCCCCTCTTTCTCATGCTCATATTCAAGATCAACGAGCGAACGCTCAAGGTCAAATTGTGATTCTAAGTTGGCCTTTAATTCCTCAATTGGAAATTGATCCTTTACCTGTTCAATTTTTAGTAATTTAATACGGGCTTCCGCAACCTCTTCATTTGTATTTTTAATTCGAGATCCGTGTTCATTAACAGAAGACCTAGCTTGATTTATTTTCTTTTTTTGGGACTCAATGTCAGCCTGAGTCACCATGTCCTTATCCTTGCGGGTGGCAAGGGATATTCGTAATTCATTTAATCTACTACGTAATTTTATTAATTTATCATCAACATTTTCCCTTTGTTCCAATCTCGAACTCAGCGTCGTGCTCTTTTGATCAATTAATATCCCCCACTCAATATCAGGTGCCTTTTTTAATAGGATCTTGACCTCAGCTGAATCCTCCTTAGCCTGAAAAAGTATTTCATCAAAAATGTTTAACTCTAAGAATCTGGCTAGAATGGTCTTTCGTTGGGTGGCACCCTCACGGATAAATGAATTCATTTGGCCTTGACTGGCCAATGATGTCATTAAAAAGTCCTCTGCATTACCAATTAACTTTCGAAGCGATTTTTCAGTTTCCCTTCTTTGTTCACCAGTCATATCAATAAAATCATTAATGCTTGAATCATACTTAAATAAATTTAATTGTGTTGACGCGTGTAAGGCACCTCGTTTTGTCTGATGCTTTACTGACTGGCGATCAATTCTATACAACGTACTGTTAACATTAATATCAACACTTGTCTCACAGTGTCCTTTTCGAGTGTTAATAATGTGCAGATTCTTTATTGGGCCTCGGTCCGTGGTGTTGTACAACCCATACATAATGGCACCAGGAATTGAGGATTTTCCTGTCCTATTCTTTCCAAAGATGCCAGTAATACCGCCTAACTTCTCAAAATCAATTATGTTATCCTTACCGTATGCAAATAAATTGGCAAATTTTAATTTTTTAATTGACCACTTAACATTCCTAGCGGAGTCAATTCGTGGTATTCTAGCAATGTACCGATTAATCATTTCATCTAATTTTTCCCACTCTGTCTCAGAAATATCCTTATCACGGTAGAATTTTCTCATTAACAACATGTGGGTCTTTGGATCCCGGAGGTCTTCCTTAAAAAATGAATCATCATCGGTGGTGATAATGGTATTATCCGGCTGGTGGTCATACTTGAAAACAATCTCGGACGCAGATTTTCTGTCCTTAAGGGTATTACACAGCTGCCTAATCTCTACCTGACTAATTTGATCCTCTGACTTAACTCTAAACCTGGCACCATCTGGGTGGTGTTTTGCATTCTCAACAGTCGTCACAACATCTTCCAGCCATGGAATGGTAACAAAAGGTTGACTGTGGGGAACCTCATGAAATGTGCTAATAAATGAATTTCTGTCACTAATGTCCCAGAATAGGAATCCCTTTCCTGGGTCCTCACCGTAATTCTGCTGAATGGTGCTTCCTGGATAGGCAATTCTTCTCTCCTCATCCAAATATTGACACTTGTGAATATCACCTAGGAAGGTAAAATCATAATCCTTGAAAAAGCTAGTCTCAACCTCACCCTCAATATCCCAATTAATATCAGTTACCGATCCGTATACACCACCGTGAAAAAGTGCAATGTTGATATCCCCGGGTGTAGGTTGAACATTCTTCCATCTCTCCTCATCAAAACAGGAAAAAACACACCAATTATAGCCAGGCACTCCGGTGGGATATGTTCCGGAATCCTTGTACAGGTGAAGGTTTGGATTATCAAGCGCATTAATAATTGGACTGATCGCGTCCTGACGATGTTTGTTTAAAATTAGACCATCATGATTTCCTAGAATGATATGTGTTGGGGCGATGGATGCCAATCCAGTAAACCACCAACTCAGTATATCAATTAATTCCGGAGAAATTCCCTGTGTCTTGGAGTGGACAATGTCACCTCCAACATAAATAACATCCGGATTAAGCGCACGGGCCTGCTCAAAGAACCTAGTAAATGATTCTCGATATTCATCATGTCGACTTAGCCCACGAAAATGTATGTCTGCGATATGTATACACTTAAAACCCATCTTATCACACTAGCGTCCCGGACTTAATTCCTCTTATAAGGTGTCGTAGTCTTTGGTTCTCATTCCATGCATGGGCGGTGAGGCGATAATTCTCAAATTCAGACCTAGGCATCTCACCTACGTCCGAGTACTTTCCGTGTTTAAGCATTCTCACGTTAATTGTATACTGGGAAAATAATTTCGCATATTTTTGTGCCTTATCAGCTGCATCAGGATCCAACGCTAGTAATACAGGAGTGTTGTTACGAACGATTTTCTGAAATATTGTATAGGTCTCATCCAAATGTGATCCAAGTATGCACACGGCATTTGAATTACACTTGGAAAGATCAAATGGACCTTCCACTAAGGTGATCTCGTTTGACCAATCAATATTCAGTTCATTAAAAATAAGACTTTTTTTGGCAACCTTCGCGTTTAAATATTTCATTGCCTTTGCTGAATCAATTGTCCGGGCGGCAAAATAATTCAACCGGCCTGTGGCATCAAATGAAGGCATGATCACCCGCCGGCGATACTGGCCTGACTGGCATGTCCCAAGTTTAAAATACCATAGGTCCCTGTCAGTCAGGCCGCGTTGGTGGCAGTATGTGATTGTATCCCTGACATCGGGATCCTTGGAATTTAAGTGGGCCGCCAATAGTAAAAATCCTTCCGGTAGCAAAACAGGTTCTGGTTGTTTTTCATCATTAATATGTGAAAGATCACCAATAGGCCGGCCCTCAAATAATCTTTTAAACTCCTCGAGAAAATTTGGTCGATATTTTTTTATAAGACTGCCAAGCTTCGCCCCCTTAACAGCACATGACCAACAGTGCCACTGACCAGTTTTAACATGTATTGCTAGCTTTTTCTTGCCGCGGCGTCCACAATCGGGACACTTCACAGCAATGTTAAGCCCGTCGGTTGCAACCTCAGCCTTACCAAATATTTTTTCTAAAAATTTGATTAGTGATTTATCACTCATCTAGAATAATTTTCATCACAATTTGGTAATTGTTCAATATTAAAATAAATTTGTGCCAGCCCGGGCTATCACATAAGCATCAGCCATATCATAACACTCAGGTATGTGGATCTTTAGGCCTTTTCTTGGACCGCTCTTTAATATCTTCGTGGGCCAACTAAAAGAACCGTTTAGTTCATTTGAAACCCAATCGACCACCTGCTCCTTAGTCGGTTTACCGCCCTTGGACTTCTTTATAATTTTAAGGCCTAGGCATTTCCTGGCAATGTTAACATTAATGTGCTCAGGTTCAAATTGAAACTGCTGAGCACAGAGATATGACACGATACCATTAAACCTAGAAAGGGTTAATAATGTTTTTGCAGATGAAAAACCAGGCCTGAATGCCTGGAGATTTTCCTCAATATACACCTTACTGACATTAAATTTTATATGAATATCTGTCAATTTCGCACGAAATTCCTCAGCCTTCACATAAGTTGTCTTTAATTTACCAAGTGGGATAAATCCCATTTCAATAAAATTGCCATCTTCATTTAGAATGCACCAACCGGTACATGATGTTGAAACGTCTAAACCGAGAATCATATTTTAAAAATCGAACTTTACCTTAAACATGTATCTGTCAGAATCCCGTTTAATAACAGGCTGTGCTAAATTCACCTTACCAATAATATTAAAGTTATCATCGTGTAAGTTTAATCCAGTAATATAAACAAATTTTTCTGACTTTTCCCACTCATTATCAGATGGTACCATGTCACTATAGGTTGGATTTGTTGAGGAGTTAATCATTCCGGCCGGACAGCTAATATTTAATGCCAAGGCATGCATATTTCTCTCACCTCTAAACTCCACTTCGTATTGGTTGGCACCAAAGAAATACAGGTGTGGGCTCTTAATAACAATTATACCTTCATCATACAGGATGTTTCCCACGTTATTCCAGGTGGCATGTTTAGTTAACGAATCGGCCCTGTATAAGCCCCCCTGTCCATCATCTTTTAAGGTGACTGCTACCTTTCCACCTGATCCACTGATGTCGCTATCACTTAATTTAAATGTTCCGGGTCGGATTCTATCACCATAAAATAAGTTAGAAACATTAAAAAATACCACCTGGTTTGATGAATTATCACCGGTCTCCTCGAGGATCCTAAATTGACCTTTTCCGGTGGTAGCTCCCTTTATAGTAGTTCCGGACCCATCACGATAATTAAAAGCGCTGGCACCGGCGAGATCATCAAGCATTGAAATATTGACATCCAATTTCTCGGTGGCATACGTGCTAGAAGCACCATTGTCTTCATAGCTACCCAGAAAATCGTTATCAGGAACAATGTTATTTAGAGAAATTAGGGAATTGTCAAGAATTTCAAAATCATTAACGAAACTACCCATTAGGGAACCGGTAGCAGGATTATTAACAATGGTACCACTGTCTAGGAGTGTAAAATCTGACCTAAATTTACCATTATCACAGGGCATTAATGTCAAGGCACGGCGCCTATTAAAAGCTGATATTGGCCTTGGATTAGCCCCTGTACCCCCATCATCGTAAAAATACTCATTTGGAAAAAAGTCCTCTGACAACGCGGTCTGTATCGAACCGGTGAGCTTAAACAACCTTGGGTACAGGCCCTCCTTAAATTCCCTACAGAAATTTTCCAAATTAATATCATGGCCTGCAACTGAGAATGCCATCCTGGCATTAAATGGGGACTCAGTAATATGACCTGTTTTATTAACGCAAGGAGTGTCAGGCACCTGTCTGGATCCGCCTGATTCCTTCACGAAAAATGGTGGCAAATAAAATAATAAATTTTTGTCCTTTATCGATGATGATGAAATACCGCGTAACGAAGACGAATAAATCTGATCGACATTCTTCCACTTATCGTAAATTCTAATGTCATGGATTTCTGCGTTTAGCGGATGATTAAGCGCGTAACCTTCCGGCTGTGCCATCCCCGTGTCACTGCTAAGCTGCTTTACACCTTCTTCGGAACCGGCCTTAGAATTAAAAAAGTTTGTTGTAAGGTAATTGGCGGCGCCCTTATTCGATCCCTCAAAAAAGTTTCCAATGAATAATGCTCCAGGAAAATTACCTCCCATCGTATCCTCACCCCATGTTGCGCTGGTAACGCTAGCGGATGGAACATAAAATTGTGAATCTTCCACACCATCGATCACAAATGACCCAGTTCCCTGATTAATGGAATTTGTGCCCCATCTTATGGCAACATGGTGCCACTTATTTCTCTTAAGAATATTGTCAGATGTTAGAAATAATAAATCGCGGGATGTACGCTCGCCCTCACCGTAATTTCTACTATTATTTGCCGCATAGGTAGCACTGCTTGGCGGGATGGTGGTACTAGCACTCAGCTGCAACATTATTCGATATGCGTCGGTTAATCCCTTTGAATCCTTTTGGCTACCACTTACAAGGGACACTGCATAACATCCAGACATGTGCATGACTGTCCCGGCCTGAAAATCATCGCCATGGCGGTCAAAAGTATACCTAGGATTAATCCAAAATTGAAATGTAAACTCACCATCTGGCATGTATGGTACATGACCGGTCCGTTGGCTACCTGACGATGGGTATATAATGACAGACTCTTTTGGTACCATACTGGATGTGAAAAAATTCAAACAGTTAAAATTAGTGTATGCCCAGTGCGCACTTGGATAGGCTGTCCGATAGTAGGGAAATAAAACCTTCTTAACTGTTGATTTTTTTAGTGATCCAGAATGAAGAGAGCCCTTCTTCTCGCCATACGGACTGTTAAAAGGCACACCTGGAACAAACCTGGTGATCTCTTTCTCGGTGAGCCTGTACTCCGGAGTATCAGTGGCATTGTACAGATTAAGTAATGAACCGGCAACACCCTGCAGGTCTGTCGGATCAGCCTTCAGCCTCATCTTAAGGGTTGCCTCATTAAACTGATCAAAGGCAACAGCTAGCTTGGCTTCGTCAAAACTATCCACCTCCTCCAGACTCTCGAGATTAAAGAACCCCTTTTCTCTGTTGGTCCTCTCCGCATAAACAAAGACAGATCCGGTAACACCGACGGTGGAAGAAGATGAGAATAGACGATACGGGGACGTAGTAACCGTCAGGTTCTCAAGATTATCACGGGTAATTTTTATAATTGACATGGCTCAACCGATCTCGAGACCGGGCTCGTACGGGCGTGCCCTAGAAGTCGAGCCTAATCCTAAACGTTACATCCTTATCGTCACGCTTTTCCACAGGGCGGGATAGTTTTGCAACCGCCAGTAGATTGCTATTGGCATCATATAGGCCCACGGTGGTTGGGAATGTCACCGTGCGCTGTGATTCACTCCCCTCCTCAATCACAACTATTCTATTATTAGAATCAGTGAATGTTGGATTGGAGGAGTAATTAAACTCGTCTGCGGTAGACCGACAGAAAATTAGTGTGGAATTAATATTTGTGATATTCTGGAAAGTCATCGCTGTCTTGGTCCCGCTAGAGAATCTCACAGTCGAGATGTGGTCAATAATATCATCAATTGATGCGGAACACATTAGGTCGGGTATGAATGCGGCGCCTTTGTTATCAGTGTTTATTCCACCTATGATTGCTGTACCTGCGGCCGAGTCTCCGGCATCAGCGGCATCACTCATTGCTGAAATGGCACCTGAAACATGTTGGGAGCCTGACATTATCTTGCCAAGGTCAAACACAGCAGTGCCGTGATCATAGAACATCAACCCAACTTTCCTAGATGTGTCGGATGAATCTACGATGTCAGCCACCTGACCACCAAACGTACTCTTTTTATTAGTTGTAGCGCCGGCATCCGTAAAAATCTTTGATCCGGAAACTGTCGGCACATACAGATTTGGGCCATAATGAAGAATTCCATTTCCGAGAGGATCACTGGACTCATTTGTTCCAACAAGCGGTGCGCGGCTGGCAGACTGATACCACCTCATGGCAAAAGTGCCTCGTTTAACCTGATCACGAGCAAAGAGTCTCTTGAATGAGATAAACATCGCCTCGTTTACCGTATCGGTGCTGGTCTCGTCGGCCGTGGTCCCAAAAGGCGCCACAAATTTTTTGTCCGCACCCCCTAAAAGGACCTGCGCAAACTGACGATAGTTGTCTACCTTCTCCCTCATCATTAATGAACTGGACTTAAACAGGCGCTTGCCGGCGGTGTCCACACCGGTTGATGATGATATCACCGTTGAACTGGACGCATATAAACCCACGGTCACATCAAACATTGGGTTTGCAGTCTGTAGGGTAAAGTCCTGATCATAGACTGTCTGAAAAAGGGATGATGTCACGCCGGGTCCGACACCACCAGTCACAAATACCTGATATTTCTTTCTAGTCGCAGATCCGGAGAGGTCCTCCTGGATCACATCAATTAACTGATTTAATACTGACTTAGACGTCTTTATGTCTGCTGCAGTAATTTCCTTTAATGTAGCCATAAACTTAAACTCACCCTATTTTACTTAGATATCTGAACTTCAAACTGTGTGGTAGCACCGGATTGCACGCCCTGGATTGTTACCGGCGTCTTGATTGTTGAACCATCACCATATGCGGTGAAACGTTCCTCATTAATGTTCCTAACACGAAGGGTCATTGACAGTTTTGAACCACCAATACCTGTGGTTGCCGCATCACGCGTGAAAACATATGTGGCAACCTGGTCCTTGGATATTGAACGTGGGCGGACCACATTAGCATTGGTACCAATTGTTAGGAATCGATTATTAATTCTCACAATAAATGCCTGATCCTGGACCTCTGGATCAATTGTATTCTCATTTGCAACAGACTGACCCAAGGACAGTGATCTCACCGAGTCCTGCCCTGTCTTGTTCATTGTAACAGATGATTTATCCGTTGAGAGGCCCTCGCCAGTGAGGGTATAATTTGGAATCCTGGTCAGGTTTGGGTTAGAGAGACTGACCAGCCTATACTTTAATCCTAATTGTGCCGTAGTTTGGGCCTCCAATACAGGAGTATTCTTAATAATCTTTTCGGCACCCACCTGACGACCGAATTTTTGAATCATCGTATAATCGACCTCATCATCACCGAGGGCAAAAAACTTAATTGAAAATGATCCATCATTTCTCGCCAGGAGCTCTCTCCCCTTGTCAGTCAGGACGGCGTCAATGATGATGTTGTTGGTGCTATGATCTAAAAAACCCATGATACTACCTCATATTAAACTATATTACACACATGGAACAACAAATAAATATGATCGTAGGCAAAATTTGCCCTAATTGTTATTTCTTAGATCATCAATTTGTAAAATGACGTCCCGGGACTTTTGTCTATCAATATTAATGATCTGAAATCTGTACTTGCCGAGTTTGCCACTTGAGGCACTATTGGAACCACCGGTGCCATCAGCACCATTCTCTTTTTTCTTTAAAGCGACCAAATCAAATGTCTGTTGTATCGCCTGGTTTCCATCAGGGCCATCTAAATTTATTTTTTTAGTTAAATTATAGTACTCCGGATCAAAATATATCTTCATCTTCTTTTGACCGCTACTCTTAATAACATCCTCATACAGCCTAGGTTCCATATCAAAACCGGCCTCAATGTAATTAATGAAAAAATTGGGATATGCCAGTGGTGCCCCGGCGGAGGAAATTGCCTTAACAGAAAGTTCCATATTGTTAGTGTCCCATTTGACTTTAAACTGTGTTGAATAATTTGAAAAATTATCCCTAACATCCACCGCAGTAATGGCATAAATAAATTCGCTGCCAGCATTAAATGTCCCGTCGGAAAATATTAATCTTGATGCAGGAAACTTAAGTATCCTAGAGTGTTTAATAGAGAAATTTCTAGCATAAGGTGGACTGGTTTGATCAAAATTAATTTCTGCTACCAGGGTGAATTGTTCGCTTATACTTTTTCGCCTATAAATGTGAAATTTCTTAATATCTCCAGTTTTTTCAAATGGAAAATTCCAATAAATATTTAATCCATTTACATTCTCATCATAGTGAAAATTAATGTCCCTTGGTGATTGAACCGGTTCCTCTTCAAATGTCCTAACAAGCGAGTAATTACTAGTGCGGGAGGCGAAAATATATGAATTCTCTACCACATTCATGTCATCCTGATTGGTCTCAGTTAGCGCGATGCGAGCTAAAGTGCGAATGGTATAAGTGTATGTAGCATCACACTTAACATTGGTATCATTGAATGAGGAGACGTCCGCTCCTGGTAAAATTATGTTTGGTTTTTTAATAATTTTACCATCCATAATTTCATATTTTTCAATAATAAATCCAATAACTTTTGCCCTTGAGGGTGTAATAACCGGGGCCACGTTGTTCGTGGTTATAACTGCGTTACTAGGTAGGGGAGGAAAAAAATCATGAGTACTAAAATTGTTAGCAGCTGTAATAGCGGAATCCTTTTGTTGTTGTTTCCTCAGCTTGGAGATTTTTTTAGCCAGGTCTTGCGAAAATGGCCTGCTGGGAAATGAAGCAGCCTGACTAGCCAATTTATGTGCTATTTTAGTATTAATTTTAGCAAATAACGGGGGGCCTTGAATTTCATTAAAATATGAATTCTTAATAATCTTATTAGTTTTTGGATCACGATACTGCACTCCAGATGTGCTATTATTTGAAAATGCCTGCATGATAAAATCACCTGTAATATCATCAGAAGTCAGCTGATTTAATCTTTTTGCCTTATCAGTCATTGATCCCTTAAAATTTATATCACGAATGTTTAGCGAATCATTAAAAATAACGGAAACTAAATTTTCCATTGATGATGCCTGTAAATTAAATGACGCATATCCCTGAACCCCTGTGGCGGTTTCAATTAAAATTTTATCCTGCTCTGCCTTTATGCGCCCCCAAATTGCTGCACCATCAAATTCTGTGTCGGTGATATCGGCAGATATTTCTGATAAAGGATTAATTTTTGGTGGATTGAACCTCAGTATAATCTTCCTGGGAAACTCAGTCTGGACAAAAGGCATGAACTCATCATCAATGACCCGGGTTGGAATCGCAGGTTGTTCATCATTTTCCCGCTCATCCGGAACATAAATGTTATAAATAAATTCAGTAGTTAGATTCTCCACCTCAGGTATATCAATAATTGAGACCGCACGGGATGGGTATGTTGTCAGTGATGGGCCGGGCATTTATAGTGCTCCTGTCTGTTGGTCTGGGCCGACGACTCTCTCTATCGTTATCATTATGTTAGAATACGTAAAGTCTGAGCCGTCGGACCTTCTTTTTAGATAATATTTCTCATCATCATGGCTGACAACCATCCCCTGACCGTCTGCGGCTCCGCCGGGTCCCAATTTGGCATTCCAAGCGTCTAGGCCAATGGTTAACACAGTGGCATTAACATCAATCTCAAACTCATTAATATCAAGCGGAATTAGGAATGTCCTATCAAACAGGCTTGGTGTTAACGCCTTCTGGAATGCATACCTGCCCTGGGCAAGAACAGTATTTAATATGGAACCAACGCTGGCAAATTTACCTCCATGAATAGGCTGATTATCAAACTCATGTGCGCTCCTCAGTTTAAAAAGATCTGGGCGCACAAAAAATTCCTTCACTTTGTCGCTTCTTACAAACAGCTCACTTAATGTTAATTTGTTACCGAGTTGAATTAATTTACCTAAATCCGCGTCTTTGGCGATGCCTTCAATGAACTTTTTCCCTGTTTCGTCGAGGCACAAACCGGCAAGTTCATCGTGTATTGGAAACGCGGACTCGGAAAAATCTAGCCCAAACATGATAGAATAATACTTCTTAAGAAAAAAGTCAACCGCTGTGTTAAGACAGGTGGCCTGAAATAGGTTATCTTCCTCAGACACAGAATTTATTGGACCGGCAGACGGTATCCATGACATGCCATTATCACTAAAATAGTCATTCCAGGAAATGTTCCAGGCCGTGGCCGGGCGGGTTATGTCCCCAATCATGCTTAACAATCCCATATCACTCATTCCAGCATGCGCTTCAAATATCATATTTTTATGAGGCAGTTCATCATTGTTGGCCAGTGACCTATTTGGGGGGATCTGATGTCCTGCCTTCTCGGCATTTAAGAATAGGTTAACGTCAAAAGTTCTAACAATCGGTTTAAATTTAATATCACTGTGCTCCAGGTCCTGCCTTATGAGCTTAACATTAACCATGGTTGAAGGACCGTTTGTCTCCCGGCCGGAGGATCCCCTAATTGCCTCAAATCCCCCATTTGCTATGCCTACCGCCAGCACCTTAACACTGCCTTTTGCCGCAAGGGGCATTCCGGGCGAAGGTTGATAACCTCCCTTAAGAATTGGAACTTTTCTGAATATGTCATCAAACCCGAGTTTCTGGCGGCGAGTTAAAATGCTTGGGTCAATTGTGTAATATGACCCACCTAAGCCACGAACCCCGGAGCGTGCCTCTGAGAACCGTTGGAGCCGGGTCAGATCCTGATTAATCAGTGGCATCTGCACCGGTGTCAAACCGGCAATACAGAGCTCAGCATTCCTATGATTCTCAAATATTGACACCAATCGATTGCGATTGGCCAGGATATCTTTCTTAACTCGGGCTGCAGCAGAGGATTTTTTCTTTGGTTTTGTCGCTTCGCCCTCAAATGCTACGGATGCGATGCCCCCTGGGATGCCACCGAGAATGCAAAGCAGGCCCTCAGTTATATCATCATGTCTCCTAACTGATCCATATAGGTTTATGAACTTCGTGCTGGGCTGGTATATAGCACCGAACTCCTCATCCTTAACATTGCCGGCCAGTTCCAGTACGGCATCCGGGCCCTGGTAGGCACCGGCGGCAGCGGCCGGGCTCTTCCTAAGGACCCGCACCGCGCGCCTGAGGTCTCCCATTGACTCCAGGTTACCCTTCACAGAGGCAACCCTCTGTGGGGGAACTGTCTCAGAACTGGTCGTCGAACCGCCGAATACCGGATCGTCTACTGACAACGATTGAAGGTAATCGAAGAACGCATCAGGATTGCTCTGTACGATTGCGCCGGCGGGGACCACATGCACAAACTCATGACAAATACCCATAAAAGCTTCGAACACCATGGTCGCTATCTGGACCGCATCGAGGCCATTGTACAGCGTCTCCCCGGTCTTACTGGACCTGGCGAGCCAGCTGTACCTTTTAACTACCTTGGCGGCGTAACTGGAGAGATCGGTGAGAATTCCATTTAAGCTATTCACGCGTCCCTCTCCTGTTCCCGCGTGTTTGCCGGCAATATAATAACGGCCCCATTTGGCGTTCATTACAGTGCCAACGTCTGCATCCCCATAGCTGAATCCACTCAGGAGATTTTCAACATTTGTGTCATAA